ATGTTGGATAGAATCGTCACTGTTATCAGACGAAGCGATAACGAATCGCTCCATGTCGTCGCCCAAGAATTAGTGTGCCGTGTAGGAGATACAATCTATGTTGCGGCCGGCGGCGGTGAGATCGTATTTTACGATTGTGAAGATGTGCTTTTACAGGAAGATCATTTTTACAAACAACGTCCATCTGAGTTATGGCATTAAACCTAGCGCATTCCATCGCCAAGAATTACGAATCGCTTAAAAGCGAGCGCACTAATCTCGACAACATCGTCCAGGACATCATCGACTACATTGCGCCGTTCTACTCAGACGTTACCCGCACGCGCGCGCCAGGCGAGAGGCGCACCCACAAGATATTCGACTCGACCGCGACCTACGGCAGTTTCATTCTGTCTCAGTTTATTCAAGGCGCCGTCTGCAATACCGCTACCCGCTGGTTCGGACTCGGCCATAGCGACCCGGAGATTAACGAGGACGCCGAAGCCGCCACTTGTCTCAAGGACTGGACGACCGCCATGCTGCTTGCCTTCCGGCGATCGAACTTCTACCAGGGCAACGGTCAGGCGATCAACTCATGGATCAACATGGGCAACGGCCCCCTTCTATGCGAGATGGTTCCTCAGTCGCGCGAGGGCTTGAATCAACTTCGCTACACGGCCATTCCTTACGGACAGTATGTCATGTGCGAAGGCCCGGACGGTAAGATCGACACTTTCATCCGGGAAGTCACGATCAAATTAGTAAACGCTTACAAGATGTTCAAACAGGATGGCGGAGTAAACTTCGGTTTATCCGACGACCTTTTGCGCAATCTGGATAAGACTCCTTACAAAGACGTGACGTTTCTTCATTCCATCTGTCCGCGGGAGAACATGGAGTATGGCGACAGGAAAACAAAGAAAGCGAACGAACTCCCATGGGCGTCGTGCTGGGTTGAAAAAGAAAAGCTCAGGCTCGTTAGAGAATCGGGCTACCGGCTGTTTCCTGTTGCGATCTCAAGATATGATCTCATTGCAGGCGAGCCTTACGGCAGAGGGCCTTCGGAAATGGCTCTCGCAGACGCTAGGACGATGAATGAAGCAGACAAAAAAGAAATGCTCATGTGGGACCGGCAACTGGACCCACCGACGTTATCTAAACGTAATAGCATCATTAACGGAGTCCTCAACAAAAGAGCCGGTGGAGATACTGTTGTCTCGGACCCCAATAACTCTGTGCGCCAGTTGTTTGACCAGCCGAATTGGCAGGCCGACGATCTTATGCGGAAAAGAAAAGTTGAGCAAATTCTTAGAATCTACCACGTCAGTGAAATACTTAACTTGCTATCAAGAGAAAAGCCCGAACTCACCGCTTTTGAAACCAACGCCAGACTTAACCTACTCCAACAAATCCAAGGCCCGGTCTACTCGCGTCTCGAACAAGACTACCAAAGCGTAATCATCAACGTGACCCTAGACAACATGGCGCATGCCGGCATGCTGTCCGAACCTCCCGATGTTCTACGCCAGGGCGCTACCAATGGCGTCTTGTCGGTAAGCTATGAGTCGCCGCTCGCGCGCGCCGCGCGTAATCAAGAGATCACCGACATTCAGCAATCCGTAGCCGACTTGGCCGGCATTCAACAGTTCGACCCGCAGGCCCTTCAGATGATGGATTTCCAGAAGGCGACCCGAAAACTATTCGAGATTCGCGGCACCCAAGACTTGTTGTTTACCGAACAGGAATTTACTACGCGCTTGAACAAGGAATTGGCAAAACAGAACGCCGAAAAGATGGCGGCTCTTGGCATGGGCGCGGCCGAAGCGGCCGGCAAGGTGGCCCCTTATATCAAGGTGACAAGAGAAGGTGCGCAGAGTGGTCAAGCGGCAGCGTAAAGTGAGACTCACTTATGTGGACCGCAGCCCCGAACAGGTCGGTGAAGCGATACGGGCCGCGGTGTATCAAGGCGGCGTGTTATGGGATTTTTTTTCTCGTGTTATTGCAGAACCTGTTTCAGGCAATAACGAATTTGAGCGCGGAGTGGCTGAAGGAATGCGCGCTCTGGCAAATGAGATTTTGACCATTGCGATGAACGACCTGAAAGTAACGGTAAGGAAAACTCAGGAGGACTAATGGCTTCACCAATTATGAAATATTTTACCTATGAGCATCTGCCGCAGCATTTGCAAGCGGTAAGTGCCGACATCGGGCAATTAGCTCAACGGATGGAAAATGAGTTACCCGATGGAGCGGAAAAAAGCGCCGGCCTGCGAAAACTTCTTGAAGCAAAAGATTGTTTCGTTAGAGCGAAACTAGGATAAGAATCAGGAGGACTAATGGCTCTGCCGGAAGAAATCGTGCAGACTTTACCGGAGGATATTCGGGGAAACCCGACATTGGAGAAGTTTGCCGATGTTGGCTCGATGGCAAAAAGTTACATCGAAATGGAGAAGCGTTTCGGCAAATCCATCACCATTCCCGGTAACGACCCAAAAGAGATCGAGGCATGGAAAACCGAGCATCTGCCAAAGGTCAATCATGTATTCGCCGATCGCTTGCCGCCCGAGAAGGCAGATGACTACGAATTTAAGTTTGAGGGCGTGAACGATGAATCAATCAAGTCAGATAAAGTGCTCAATCTGTTTCGGGAAAACGCACACAAACTTGGACTCTCAAAGGCTCAGGCATCGGGACTTGTTGAAGTGTTTGGCAAACAGATTTTGCCCGCTCTTGTCGGACCCAAAGGAGCTGAAGTCGAGTTTATCGAGGGCGAAAAAGTCGATGACTTGATGAAGGAAGTTTTTCAGGCAGAAGCTCCCCAACGCATTGACGAGTACAAACAAAATGTGTCTTTACTCTCCCATGACATTCCTGAATTGAAAGACCTACTCAACGAAGGCGCCGCCCCATACGGCCAGGCATCGGAGCATAAGGCAATCTCGTTGGGCGATCATCCGACGATGATTAAACTCATAGGACTGGTGGCTAAAATGACTCAACCCGATTTTGCCGGCGGAGCTAATGGTAAAACGCCGCAAGGCCAGGACGCCATAACGGCGGCGGCAGAGGCTCAGGATATTATCCGCAACAAAAAGAATCCGAAGTATGAGGCGTACCATCGTGGCGATCCCGAGGTGGCCGCGCAAGTCGATCAGCTAATGAAGAAAGGTTATCCCGGAACATTGGAGATATGATATGAGTGATATGAAACAAGAAAAAAGCACCGTAGCGAAGCGAGCCCATAGCATCGACGTCAAGCGCGAAATTTGGGAGTCAGGCACGATGGCGATTGCCTTAACTAATATGAAACGTCGAGGCATTACGAAAAGCGATGCCGTGCGACTTAGCGGCGTGCCATACGAGATCGTTGACCGCATGTACCGGGGCGATGCTCCCGCGGCGAAGGGAGAAAAAGACGATTAAGTAAGTTCGTTTCTTTCCGGGCAACTAGCCTTTCAGGTTAGTCCGGTGGCTCCGCGGAAAGCCGCGGCGTTGACTCTCGTAAAGAGTCAGATGGGGTCCGCGCGATGCGGGCAACTCCACCGGGCAGTTCTCAGTCCTGCCTAATAGCTGAGAAACATTAACCAGAAAGGATAGAACAATGAGTACAAGTTTTCCGAATGCTTACGTTCATCAGTTCAGCCAAAACATTCTCGCGAATATGGAGCAGCGCGAAGCTGTCGTATTCGATAAGGTCTCGGCGGCAAACAAGCACATGGGTGTCAGCGCTGCTATCGATACCTGGGAACGGATGGGCGGTGTCATGCTCGTGCCGATTGGCGCGCATGCTACCACGCCGATCTTGAATCCTAACCATACCCGGCGCGGCTGTTCGGTGCAGTCTATCGGCGGCGCCTGCCTTGTCTCCAAGAACGTCGATTTAGTCAGGGCGCTAGTTAATCCGCAATCCGATTACACTCGGGAACTAGCGGCGGCTGCCGTGCGATCGCGCGATGCGGCGTTACTGTCGGCTGCGGTAGGCGATGCGATGGTGATTACGACTGCTGCGGCTACCGGGTTCATGACCTACGGAACGCAGGCCATGATTACCAGCCGGATCATCGGCACCACGAACACGGCGATCAACCTAACCGTGATAATCGCCGCAGGCGTGCTCTTGAGTAAGGGATCGGTCCCTACCGGCCCGACTAACCGGCTCATGTTTTACGCTCCCGGTCAGGAAACCGACATCATGGCGATCACCCAGGCCTCATCGAGCGATTTTACGGCTAACCGGATCATGGACAAGGGAACCATGAACGGCGACGTTTGGCAGGGGTTTGAATGGGTTCAGGTGGTCGATTATGTCGATCAGACGACCTGGACCGATGACGCTACTGCGATTTCATTGCAAACCATTCTGCCAATGTACGACGCCAATAGTCGTTCGATGATTGCAATGGCGCGGGGCGCGGTTGGGTTTAGTTCCGGTCAGGAGTTTACTCCTCGGGTAAGTGAACGCGACGACTTGAACTACGACAACCAAGTTTACATTTCGGCTACATTCGGAGCGGTCAGGTTGTGGGAAGGCGCCGTTGTTCAGATCATCGCCAAAGAAAATTAGAGTGGCTAGGGAACCTCTGGGAAGGAAAATCATATGTTTCAATTCATCAAGCGGGTATTACTGTCGAGCCGTGGCACGGCGAGCGAGCTACGGTCAACTTCGTATCAGAACCACGATATTCTCGGTCGACCGTTTCGTTCCACGGAGCGTCGCGGCGAGATTATCGTTATTAGCGATTCGCACACGGTAGGCGCCGGCACTTACGTTGTCGGCACTACTGAGACAGCATCAGGCACAGTGAAACTATTCGTCCATAGGGCCGGATGGAAGTGTCTTGAGGCCGTTATATCGAGCGAAGCTGCCGGCACTTCGGCTGGCGCGGGCGTAACGGCGGCATTCGGCGACGGCACCACGGCGGATAAGTATGTCACCGCTTTTGATGTTGACGCGGTGGCGATTTCACGGTTAAACGCGACTGGGCATCACTACCAGCCGACGGCCGATAAGATCGTGACCTTAACTTGGTCTGCGGTTATTCCGGTCGCGACCAAGAAGATTTACTACACCTTCATGTTCGTGGCGTAGGAATGTGGGAGTACGGCGGATATGTAGGCGAAGGCTCCGAGGCTCTCTTAGGGGAGCTTCGGGGCCAGCCCGCGATAGTAGCAGGCAACGGGAAGGGTGTCTTTGAAGAAGTTAAGGCCGCGCAGTCAACAATGGGCGGATTTGTTATCTTTGGGACTAACGACATTAGCGTCTATCTTTCTCATGTGGATCATATGGTTAGTCTACATACTCCGAAGCTGGATCACTGGGTAGGACTCAGGCGCGATGCGACCAGCAAAGGTTACGGTAACAAGGATTTTCGAGTCCATGACGGCGGATTGCACGGAGAAAGGGAATGGCACCAGTGGACAGGTCTAATACCTCTGATGGCGTTGAGTGGTTTATTTGCAGCACAAATTGCTTGGCTTATGGGGTGCAGTCCCATCGTCTTGTGTGGATGTCCGACAGACAGTACACCATGCTTTTGGCAGAGCGACGAGACGGTCAACGGCGGTTACGCAAAAGTGCAAAGCCAATTCAAGGCGGAGGTAGACCGCAATCCGGAGTTCAAGAAGGCATTAAGTAGCATGTCGGGCTGGACAAAGGAGTTTCTAAGTGGCGCTTAAAGGTGTCTGTAACCAGTGTGGAATTTGCTGCTTCATCGGCGCCTTCAAGTGCGAGCATCTCGACGTCGGCGGCATTCCAGGAATGCCAATGTCCACGCGCTGCACCGTCCACGATAAACGCTACACCGATATGCCGATCCTACTCACTGACCCGCATGGCGCCGTCAAGCAGGGATTTTGTTTGCACGATGCTGGACCGGCAGAGGATGACATTTTAGTGCAGTTAATCAGACAAGGGCAATGTTCATTGCAGGAGGAATAGTTATGGCAAACTTTGACAACGACGCTGCTGGGAGAATCCTTGCAGAAGAATGGGCCAAGGCCAAGATAGCTGACCATACTTGGGTTGTGGCTTACGGCGGCGTCATGGACAAGGACGGCAATACGATTTGCCGGTTCATCCGACCGCTTACCAGCGCACTAACTCAAGGCGCGTGGGTTGAATCAAGAGCAGATGACGCTACCTGACCAAGAGCGCGAAAAATACCGGCGTATGTGGACCGAGGTTCCCGGCTACAGGTCCAACTCGCCGGGGGAGCGTCTTGTTCCGGTGTTCGTCAAGCAAGCCGAGTGGGAGAAGGGCGACACGCTAATTGATCTTGGCTGTGGCACGGGGCGCGCCGGACTCGAGTTGTCCAATCTGGGATTCAATGTGACTCTTTTGGACATCACCAAGTCGGCGATCGATCCTGAGGCGCAATCGTTGCCGTTCATCGAGTATTGTTTATGGGAGCCGACGACGCTCAAGTTTGCCTGGGTCTACTGTTGCGACGTGCTGGAGCATATACCGCCCGAGCATGTAGACGCCGTGCTCGATAATATCGCGGCTATCGCGCAGAAGGGCGCCTTCTTACAAATAGCCCTATGGCCTGAAGTCTTTGGCAAGCAGATAGGCGAAACGCTTCACTTAACCGTAGAGCCCGACGAATGGTGGCTTGAGAAGCTGCGCCAGCGTTGGCTAATTGACTGGTACGCGCCGAGCGGCGACGGCAGACTGATTGTGTTGACCGGACCAAGGAAGGATTAGCAATGAAGAAACTTATCTTGCTGGCGCTCTTGTTGTTTGCCATTCCCGCCGACGCGCAGATATACAGTCGCGTGGGATCATTAGGGCAAGGGTTTAACTGCACGATGATTTCGACGGCCACCGCGCTTACCGAAGTTACGGGGTGTTCCGCGCCAACTGCCGGATCACGCTATATCACCAACATCGGATGGAGCAGCAGTATTATCAGTACGACCACTAACTATATGCTGATTCGGAGCGGGACAGGGACAGATTGCGCCAGCGCGACCACTTCGCTTTGGGCTGGATTCGTCGCAACTGCGTTTGGATTTCAGAACGTCGCATTTATCACGCCGATAAAAGCCACAGCCCTACACGCTATCTGTTTCATTCATCCGGGCGCCGGCACGCGCAACGTAAATATCCAGGGGTTCGTTCAATAGGGGGCTTCCATGACCATGACAGCCATACAGATACGCGAAGCGTTAAAGCCGATGATGCAATTCGCGCCGGCTATAATCGCGTGCATTGAGATTGTCGAATCAGCGGAAGCTGCGGAAAAGGCTCTCGCTGCGGCTACCAAGACCGACGAGCAGCGCAAGAAAGCGTTGGCAGATGAAATCGCCGTCCTTGAGGATGTAAAAAAGAAAGCTGCGCGTGAGCTAGATGATGCGCGCAAGGAGATGGCGGCGTTTGCGGAGGCCACAGCGGTTAAAAAGGCTGGACTAAAAACGGAATTGGCAACGGCCATTGACGAGTTTGCCAAGCATACGGCAAAGCTCGAAGGCGAATGGAATGAGAAACATGCTAAAGCCGTTGAGATGGATAAACTGCTTGTGGATAAGCAAACCGAGTTGGACAACTTGAAAAAAGCATTCGAGGCGTTCAAGGCGGCGCACAAGCTGTAATGAGTTCGGCAGTCGTCTGGCGCAAGTGCGAGTTTTGTTTGCTGGCGTTTACCGCATGGCGGAGCGATATAAAGCGGGGGCATGGAAAGTTTTGTTGTAAGGAGTGCAAGATTTGGGGCCGGGTATTACGGCCATTTCATAGGAGCGTGTATGAAAAAGCAATGCGTCGTCGCAATGCTGTTCGCAGTCTTGTTCACCAGCGCGGTTTGGACAAACGGCCACGCGCAAACGATCACGCACACTTTTAATATCTCCTGGTTAGATAACAGCACCAACGAGGAGGGCTTTTATATTTACCGCGTCGGCATCGCAACACGCATTGGAAATGCCGGCCTCAACGTCACGAAGTTTGCCGAGACCGTGACGGGCACGGCGGGGCAGCAGTACTGCTATCAGGTAAGCGCGTTTAATCATGTTTTTTCCGATGGCACTGGAGCGATTCAGGAATCAGCGAAGTCAACTCAAGGATGCGGCACGATACCGATACCGTCTCAGCCTGTGCCAAATGCGCCAAGTGGCGTTCAACTCTCGGCAATCTCGTCAAGCGAGATTCAAGTTTTGTGGGACGATAACTCGGACAACGAGACTGCATTTCGACTCTCTCGTCGGTCTATCTCGCCTGCTCGGATAACAAACATCATACTGGCGGCAAATTCAACGGGTTATTTAGACAGCGGGCTACAGAAAAACAAACGCTATTGTTACAAAGTTTTGGCGGCAAATTTGGCGGGATGGTCAGCTTACACGCCGGAGAGTTGCACGACTACGAAACGCTGAAGCAGTGAGGTGCGTATAACATGGCGGTTGATGTAACCCTTAAAGTAAACGGCATTAAAGTCCAGGCTGGCGAATACACCAGCGCCGCGTTGGTCAAAACTTGCCCATAGGAGAAACCACAATGGCTAAAGCAATCGTACTCAGTTATCACGATGTCGACCAAGGCGCGGGTGCGAATGACCTGATCCTAAAATGTTCGGTCGCCTATGTCGGCACGGGCGTACCAAATGCGCCGCTGATTAGCTTGGGCGCCGAGGGGAATGGGGTATCGATCAACATAGCGATCAATGCGCTGGCGCAGTACGCCAACAACGTTGAGGACGCGCTACTTGCGGAAGCGACAAGGCTGGGCATTACCGGGTTAATACGGACTGACTGTTTGTTTCCTGACTACGTGCGCGGGGCCTAAATGATTATTCTGACCAATGTTGGCTCGTCATACGACGCAATCTCGGCGGCTAAGGGACTCGGCCTTGGCCTGGTGGATCTTACCGGCATGACATCAATCACGCTCGCCGTGTTCGTTAATAAGGTCGGCAGCGGTACGCTATCATGGCAGCTATGGAATGTAACCAACGGCGTAGAGCTTGGAGTTATCACCGATTCGGGCGCTTCTGGCGAGAAGCTTTTGCAACAGACGTTCGTGATTGCCGTGAGTGGAGTAAAG